TTATACCATCTTTGTCTATAAGTAAAGTTACAATCCCTTAATGTTTACACCGTTAACAATAGATTGCCTTTCTACCACTAAAGTATTACCTCTAAAGAGATGTTGCACTACCACTTTTGTTTATGCTAAGCTGACCGCATAATAAAAAGACCGTCTAAGCGGCAACGCTGTTTCTCAATTGAATAGGGGTTACACATGTTGCAAACATGTATCTATGTTGCGCGACTGGCCGCAGGATTGTGGCTTGTCTGCTTTGTTCTCTCTCTGGTTGCGAGGGTGATGTAATGACCTACTATCAGACAACCGCTTACGGCGTCTCTCTGGGTGGCATTCTGATTCACGTTAGAGCCACCTTTGACCAAGCCCACAAGCAAGCCAAGGGCTACCCCAGGGCTACGGTTATACCTCTCTGCGGTGATGCTGGCCTAGCGGCCTTGGACTGGTTTACGATCCGCGACAAAGCGAGACTGGCGAGACCGCACAAAACACGATTTGTGTATGGCCGGTAGGCTCTAGACCAAAGGGATTGCCTAGCCTGAAAAGCTAGGCTTTCCCTCCCGTTAACCCCTATCCGAAAAAATTATTTGACAAGGGATTAAGTCACCCCTATTTAAGCGATTGTTAGTGGAAGTATGAGCGCGCTCCGATAGGGGTTATGGTCGCTCAAAGATAAGCTAGCCCGTAAGGGATTGCCCACGCGCGGCCTTGCCCGTGCTAACGGCTTTCGACTGGCAAGAGGCGAAGAGCCTCACTCTAGTTGAGTGGTTGAAAGACTGTGGCACGGGGTGAACAAGGTACACTAAGGGGCAAACTGTAGGTCTCAACCTATGGTTGCAAGGGAATAAATGAAGCGCTTGCTACCCTATTCGGAAAGCCGCAGCAATAAGCCAGCGCCTTATGCGCTGGCCAATGTTGCCGCTAGGCTCTATACCACTTGCTTTGTGGGTTATGCCTAGATGATAGACGGCAAGGGAATTTATTCCCAACTCCTCCAAACTTAGGGAGATGTGGCAAACAATGTCAGATGAAATTAACAATAGCCTTGGATGGATATTCAAACCAAAGTCAAAGCGTAAAGAAACGCAATGGCAAGGCAAGAACACAAGGCGCAAACGTGACGCCATGAACAAGTTAGGGCATGGTGGTAAAAAGTATCGCGGCAAGCGCGAACATGTTAGACCTGCTACCATCAAAGGCTATGGAATGCCTCTAGAGATTATCTCTTACGAGATAATTTTTGGTAAACGAAAGCCACCATTACGCGGTATCCCTGCGAATACTCCAAGGGATACCCTGCAAAGATTGGCAATCGGATTGCGTGGCAAGATACGTGCAATCTACGGCTGACACAATCGGAGAGTGCAAGGTAACGTGACACACCTTGCATTCTCTCTACGTGTGTCACATCAACCAAAAGTTGGTTAACCAACCAACTAACAGGCAAGGAGTGCCAAGACATGGCCACCAAGTCGCAAGTCCTGGGTGACAACATCAAGACGTTGTTCCTTGGAAAAGAAGCATGGGCAACGCTTCTGAAAGCCGTCAAGCAAACGGAAGCAACCATGCGCAAGCAAGCCCAACAACTGGCTGAGAACGCCGTTGCAGACATGTATCTGCACGGTAGCACGGCGCGTTTCTGCATGGGTATTGAAGCCCTGCAAGGGCGCAAGGGCAAGCCGGATGGGCGTGCGTCGCAACGGGTGCAAGCGTTCATCGCTTATGTTCGGGCAGTCAGCGGCCAACAAGTCGCCAAGCTGCAAGAACTGGAAGACGGGCATCTCTCCTGCAAGATGAAGGATGGATGGACAACCGAGAACTTCGATCTGAAGCTCCTCGAAACTCCATACTACGCCTACATGAAGGAGACTGTACCTGCTGAAGTGTCCATCACTGCAATCTTGCAACGTATGGACAAGCTGACCGTTGACGTGCGTACCCGTGGCGACAAGATCATGAAAGCAAGGGCTGACAACCTCGCCCAATTGGTCGAAGACTTCAAGACCAAGGTCGCCGAACTACCCACCCTCAAGGTGGAAGAACCGAAGACCGGTCCTGCTGAAGCCTGACACATCTCCCATCCGAAAGGGGTGGATAGCTGTTAACGTTGTCCACCCTATTCTTTCTTTTGTTTATTTGTTTATTTACTTTCAAACAAGCAAAGGAGTAAACAACATTGGCACTTGTTAATGATGACCGTCCTTCTGGGGCGTGGGCTGTGCAGTTCGTACATAAGTACAAGGAGCCAGCAATCATCATGATTGGACAACCAGATTCGACAGGAAAATGTATTTGTCATGTCCAACCTGAATCAGAATGGAAAGAGAAACCGGACATGCCCACAGATAAGTGCTGGCTTCTAGATCGTGTCATTGTTGAAAGACTAAAGTAACATTCAACTAAGGAAATCGTTTAATCTTTTATTTGTTTTTTCTTTTAGCTCCTGAAAAGAGAAGGAGTAACAAGCTATGAACACCCTTCGTTGGTCCATCAAAGACGCTTTCGATTGTGCTGAGAAGGAGTTACAACAACTCAAACTCCAAAGCCTCTTTGTTTACATTGATTGTCGTGATAGGATGTACCTAGAAGCAGGAGGTATCAGAATCACAAGTGACTATCGACAGGCAAGACTATATGCTGTTGGTAAAGTCTGCCGTCTATCCCTGAGCAACGATCAACTCACAGAGAACTGGGAGTAAACCATGCTCGAAGATGTGATCGGAGGAGCTTGCATTCTCTTTCTCTATGTCAATGCTCTCAATTTCTTAGAGACTGAAGAGGAAAAAGACTGGACTCATACGATTCGATCTGTCTTGATTTATGTGAGTGTTTTCACTGCGCTCGTTATTCTCTGGAACTAACAGAAACCGAAGGAGTAACCGTCATGTGCCCTTCAGATATGTTGATAACAGCTATGGTGAGTGGAATACTTGGCGGACTCACCTTACTTGTCATCGTCTATCTCTGCTTTATGTGGGGCTACAATAATGCCCACCGTGAGGTGGATGAAGCAAGGAGAACATCCATCTATGGGAGAAGGATCACGAAAAGTGCAAGACCAAGCAAACCTCCCTCGAAAGAGGGAAGCCAAGCTCAACCTGTCCGATCCAGTGCAGGTGAAGGGGCAGCGTGACCGTGGGCTGTGGCTCAAGAAGCGCAAGGTGCTCGGCCTGTTCGGCGAGTACATGATCGAAGCTCTCGACCGTAAGGTTGAGGATCAAAGGAGAGCACGTTGAAGAAACCATCCAAGTTCTCCCTCAAGGGGAGAGGTCTGCGATACTCCGAACTCTATCAGAACTGGAAGGGAGCTACCGTGTCCGGTAAGAAGGACGAAGCAGACAAGCTCGGAGTCCTTCACTCGAAACAGTTCCTCGGTAAGCAATACACCGAGAACATGGAACTCCTGCGCAGGCAGAAAGGAAGAGCAGCAGCGTGATTGTCAAGCTCTTTCTCTTGAGTGTGATCATCATCTGTCTCATCATCTTTGTATTGATGGAGATAGGTATTATCAAGGATTGAACCGGAGGTTCTCGGATGAACATGAAGGATGAACTAATCAAGCTAGGTAAGATCATGGGCTACATCATAGCCCTGTCTGTGTCTGTTCACGTCGTCATGCAAGGTCTTCGGTACCTGACAGGATAAGATTCTTCCCCAACTTCCCGGTGAAACCGAAGTAGCCGGGTTCTTTTATTAATTTCTTCAGAGTTTATTAACTCCAATGAAGGAGGTGTACGGTGACTGAGAAAACAATCACCATTACGGAGGCTCTTGCTGAACTGAAGACAATCGGCAAGCGTATCCAATCGAAGCAAGCGTTCATCAGAGAGAACGTGATCCGGCAGGAGAACCTGCGTGATCCCCTCGAAAAGCAGGGAGGATCACCCAAGCTGGTCTCCGAGGAAGGACAGTCCATCGTGGACCTGTGTGCTCGTGTGGTCAAGATCAGGATCGCTATTCAACAGGCGAACAACTCCCACTCCATTCGCATTGGTGAGTGGGAACAGACCATCGCTGAGTGGTTGGTGTGGAGGCGTGAAGTCCTGCCCTTCCAACTGAAGTACATGCAAGGGCTGCTCAATCTCATCCACGATACGCGTGACTCGTCTGGTACTCGGGGCCGGAGGATGATGAACGAAGAGTCGAAGATTGATTACGTGGTCAACCTCGACGAGAATGCCCTGCGTTCCGAGGTGGAATTCATCCAAGAGGTGGAAGGACAGCTCGACGGACAACTCTCCCTGAAGAACGCGACCATCACGGTCACGGTCTAACTCAATCAGTTTCCTTGGTACAGCGAAGCGAAAGGATGGTAAGCATAAATAAGCTTTGGCATTTGGCATATTCGGTGTGACTACTGCCTAAGTGTAGTCCGTTAGAAGATGACAAGCTCAGCGTTTAAAGTTACCTCGCGTGGACCGTATGGAAAACGCAGCAAACCACAACGCTGAAAGTTCAAAGCTATCTTGAAAACCCACTGTTATCCTGCTCCACCCAGAGATGGGTGTGAGAGTGCACCGTTTACCAGCACTGTTTCGGGGTAGTGGCTGCTGTATCAAGGGATACTTTCAGGAGAAGAAAACATGACCACTGATGAATTTATTAAGAAGTGGGGAGTGATCTTCTGTTATGAAGAACAGAAGAACATGGGGAAAGATCTTGACAAACTTGTTAATAAGTACCGCAAGAGAACTGAACAAGCCCTATGTCAAGCTGAAGTCAAGCACAACTTGTGGCAGCATATGTGTAAGAAGCATAACAATTTAAAGCGTAGAGTTAGATACCACGCTGACAAACTCTACGACCTAACAAATTCATGACGAGGTGAGCTATGTCCATACTCTTCCGTGCATCTAACATGCACGAAGCACAACAACTCTATCGCAGTCTGCGAGAAGCAGAGAGGTGGGAGAAGGACGTAAGCAAGCATAGGACTGAACTCCTCAGACAATGTAACAGACTGATGTTCGGACAGCACAGAGGTGATGGGTCTTGGCGAACCATCATCGACTTCCCCTATCTCACACCCACCCTCAAGCAAACTGTCATCACTGGTATGTTCTCAACTCTTACAGACCATCAGCAAGAACTACGCAATCAGCTAATCCTGTTAGGAGTGGACCATTCATCATGAATACATACATCACCAAGACTGCCTTCCCTTTATACAACCTGCTGAACATACATAGCAACGAACCCTATGTTCTCATTTCATGTCTCTCATCCAGAGAGTTCCGAGATGTAGAGGAGAGGTTCAACATGTTCAAGTCTGGCTCCTCATCTCGAAACATGATTGAGCACCTCACTCTACAGTTCCACGACTGTGAACCAAACAAGACTGTGGATGGTGTGCCTGTCAAGTTCGGAAACTTAGAATTCTTCTCTGAAGAGCACGCACACAAGATTCTCACCCTTCATGAGAAAATGATAGATACCGGTATAAACAGACTCTACGTCCACTGTTGGGATGGAGTGTCTCGCAGCCCTGCTGTGTGTGCTGCACTTGATAACATAGAGGGTAAACCAGACGACCATTGGTTTAAGAATTACTCACCTAATCCATATGTATATCGTACACTCATCGAAACCTACTACAAAATTGTGAGTTAGACCATGATCTACCTGAAGCACTGTCACATCGAAGTGGACTATTCATCATGAGTAAAGAACTTATGGAAATATACACCATCATCTCTAGATATGGTTTATCAGACTGGCTGAGGTTAAAGAAAGAGAAAGAAGAATGGGGTCTTGATTCTGGGAAGAGCCATATATATATCTGCTACTATGAAAGTCTTATAGAAGAATCGAACAAAAAATATCCTGATCTGTGTAAGTATATATTTCCTCATTTTGATAACATCATTGATCGTAAATTCAAGAACTTTAATTATCACACAGAAAAAGATCACAGAGGATATTATATTTGGCATGGTCTTGGTTTTTGTATTTCCCTATCCTTCTTGGAAATCATAACCGAGAGAGAAGATAAACCTTTCTTCTCATGGTTACACGGTAAGAAATTACAATTTCATACTCAGAGTGGAATATAACATGATGAAGCAGAACCTTTTTGTTTACGGCACGCTTAAGAGCGGTGAGTGTAACAACTTGTTCCTCAGAGACCAGGACTTCCTCGGAGAAGCAGTATCAGTCAAGAAATTCTTGCTCGAAGATTGTGGAGTGCCATGTCTGTGCCCCTATGACTGTGCCAGAAACAGAAGGGTACAGAGGAAAGCAGGATACATCAAGGGTGAACTGTGGAGTGTGGGCAGGGTAGCCATGCGTCCTATCGACAGGTTGGAAGGTAATTATGTTCCTCTGATCAGCAGGTTCAGACTTGAGAGTGGTGTGGTGAAGACTGCTCTTGTTTACACCATGATGAATTGGAACCTCACCGATGATGATGGATGTCAAACACCTGACGAAAATGGAATACTTGAGTGGAGCTGGAGGAGAAGATGATTGTCTCAATCACTGCCGGTACTGTGGTTCTCGTCGTCACTGTCATTATCATGAACCTTCACCGCCTGGTGAAGAAGTAATCCGAACAGAAGGAAACTTATCAACATGAAAACCAATCAATTCTACGGCCACAAGCTTCCCGAAGAGCCTGTCAACATCTTCGAGAAGTACGGTCCTATCAACGGGTATGACCTGTTCGAAACTTATAACAGCTATAGTGTAGACAACAGGAAAGCTGAACTTGGTATCAAGTTGGACAGTACTGAAGCAGACTCCAGTGGTCCTGTTGAATTTTACAAGTCCGTCTTGCTTCGACTGAGCAACGACATCCAACGAATTCGAGATGTATTCTTACGCACTCCTCATGAGTTGAGGCAAGGATGGATGGTCGAGACTGTCGCTGGTAAGATGTGGATTTACAAGACCTTTGATGTGGCCAAGAATCCACCAAAGATTGCACACTCTCTCCCCGTCAGACACGAAGGCAAGACGCATCTCATCTGTCTCGATGAGAACTTGGTTCCTGTTCATCCTGTCAACTTGACACATCATGATCACGTCAGATGTTTGCTTGATCTTTACCGCCACATCGCTCTTAATTCACTCTGAATTACTCAGTCCCTGTAGCTCAATTGGATAGAGCAGTGGACTTCTAATCCACAGGTTACAGGTTCGAGTCCTGTCAGGGACGCCATTGTTGCTTCTTCTTTGTTGTTGGAGAAAGAAAATGCCCAGCTATGGTATTGAATATGAAATTCCAGGGACAAGACAGAACGCAATCTCTTCCATGAATCGAGGAGACTACGAAGAACTGTCTAAAGTCTTCGACTTTGGGGAAGACTTCGACTGTTGTGAGTTCAGGAGTAAGATATCTAACTCATTCAAGCAAGCTTCCAACAAAATGGAGGCTATGCTTTCAATGACTGAGAAGTACAAACGTCATCCTTTGTTTACCCCAAGAGGAGATCTTGGTATTCACATCCACATTGGGATGCAGTCGTTCGACAATGAAAGAAGATTGGGTCGTCTGCTCATGTTCCTCAACGATCAGAAAGATAAGGAAAGAGCAGACAACTTCTTCAAACTAAGTGGAAGAATAGTATATCACGGGTACTATATGAATGCGAAACCCAGTCTGTTTGCTTATAAAATAGGCAACTATCTTGTCCTGAATGGGAGACAATACAACCTACACAAAGGCAGTAGACTGAGTAGTCGTGAAAGAGAAAACAAATATGAGTTACCAGACAAGACACCCTTCTATAAATTTTACACAGAAAGCAGTGTTAACAAGAAATCATACTGGTTGCCAAATTATGGAAGAAATTGCATTCTCGCGCCCAATTACTTAGGCACCCTTGAGCTTCGTATGTTTGCAAGTGATCCCAAGAGATTACTGCCCGCCTTGCAATTCGCAGAAGCCTTGCGTGAATTCAGTTATGAATTGAAGCATATCACACCAACCCCAACCTACCATCACTGGTACTCCTTCGTCAGTAGCTTTGATAAGTATAAGGATTTGATCAAGCTGTGTGAAGACGAGGAGGTTTCACCCAAAAGGAGTAAGAAACATGCCGCGTAAAAACCTCGATGTCAATCACATCGTTGTCAAGGTGAGACGAGATGAACTGGTTGAACTCATCAAACATAACCTCAACGAAGCAATGTCGTTTGTGGACGAACACAAGTTCGACGCTGATCATCTGAAGACATTCAACTTCCTTCAGGCAAGAGCTAATACATATGCTGAAGCTCTGTCTCGGAGAGTGGAAAAGCGTCTCAAGAAAGATTCGGCTGCCTGAAAGAGCAGGTAGAAACCCAAAGAAGGGAGGGTGTTCACCATGTTGATGGACTCAGTTCCTTATGAAGACCACGGTCCGTTCAGGGTCTATCAAACAGCACACAACAATCTGAATGTGTGGTTTCACCCTGACTTAACAGTCAAGATGTTGAGCGAGTTCGGTTCATCATTGATTGAAAGATACCACACAGAGGGAATCCCAATAACTTGGGAGAACAACAACATAGTTGGATTCTTCTGTGCTTGCTTTCATCTAGTAGAAAACAGAAAGAATCTGACGGCCTATCTTAAGAGTCAAGGTTTCACCCTCACTGAGTTTATATTTCTACTCAGAGATAAACCAGTAAATATGCTTACAGTGCCGAAAGCAAGATGGCTGGAGTTTCGTAACACACGAATGGAACTGACATCCATTAGTATTAATGTCATGATCGGACACGGTAGCGCAATCTCCCTGAAACACATAAAGACTCATCTTGACAGCAAGGTGATAAACACGTGTGGATATACTGGAACATACAAGAACACTCATGAAATATTCAACACACATATTTATTACTTTGTTCCTGCTCGTAACACACTGTTGAATGATTCAACCATACCACCTCATCACAGAAACTTTATCTGTCCAAACTGTAGTACTATATTAAAGAACTACACTCAACTCGTTGAGATAATCGAGCGAGATGTATTAATAAGATACAAATGCGCTCACTGTATGGGAAGAGAATTACGAGAACAAGTCCAAGAACCTGGGCCTGGCTCCTTCTTGAAGAAACTTGTTTATCCTCTTGTTAAGTCAGTTCCTCACAAGATTCTAAACTACACCGCAGACCCAATGAGATATGCAGAAGGATTCTTGTTAGGTAAGAATGAAATACAACAGAGGGTAAGAAGTAGAGATGTGACTTGCTACCTGGGTGTTGAGTTCGAGGTAACATTCCCAACAATATCTTCAAGTGATAGGCTGTCTATCTTCTACAAGGATGTGATTGAATCGCTCAACAACACTGCCATATTAAAGTACGATTCTTCTGTTGGTTTCACCGAGAACAGGGAGCCAATACCTAATGTCATGGGCTTTGAAATAACATCCGTTCCGATGACATTCAAGAAACAACGGGAAGTGTGGAAACCATTCTTTGAAAAGTTTGGAAGCAAGTTATTGGTTGATAAACATCCTTCAGGTATTCATGTTCACGTCAGCAAGAATGCCTTTACCAACTTCAATAGACAGAAGCTCCACTACTTCATGAACCGCGAAGTCAACAGAGAGTTCATGCTTCTCATCTCAGAGAGGAAGGAAGAACACTTCACCAAGTGGTGTCGTACAAACTACGTCAAACTGGACAGAAGAACAGGCCGCAACTCACAACACGATTCAAATGGAAACATTACCAAGTATAGGGTGGTGTACACCAGACCTTATACTGAAGAGTTTCGATTGTTCAATGCTGTCAAGAAGTATGAACTCTTCATGAAGAACCTTGAGTTCATCATGGCAGTCAAACAATTCACTGAAGAACAGAGCATGAGGCTCTTGGATTACCGAAGCTTCGTTGAGTGGGTAGGCCAAAGAGGATTTACGTATCCCAATCTTTGTGACTTCCTGTTTGGAAAGGGACTCATCAATCGGAAGGGTGAAGTACAGATAAGCAAATCTTCTGTTGACAAGATGATTAACATGGAAGCTGAGAGATACGCTCACCTGAAGAACAAGCTAAAGAAAAAGACTGCTTCACCTTATCGGTCTCCGGAATATGTCAGAGACTACTTCCCAGAAAGAGACCCATCCCTCACAATAGCTTCTACTTCACCTTTCAGAGAGACAGTTAGAGAATTCTATACAACACCCCTAACGACCACACTCAGAAGAGGTTAAACATGTGTGTCATCATATACAAACCAGCATCCATCACATTCCCGAAGCAAGACATCGAAGCTGCACTACACCACAACAGCGATGGCTTCGGTTATATGTTCGTGGATGACGGTAGAGTCCTGACATCAAGAACAACCAAAATTGGTGCTGATGAAATCATGGGTATCTTCAAGCAGAACATGAAGAAAGATACCTTCTATCACCTGAGACATAGAACTCATGGTGATGTGAGTGAGGAGAACTGCCATCCATTTGAAGTGATGAACAAGGAGCAACATGGTGTTGACTTGTTCATGATGCACAACGGAACAATACCCAAGTTTGGTTCGAATGCTGGTGGAAAGAGCGACACCTTGGACTACATTGAACAAGTTCTCCAACCTATACTTCAAGAGAACCCAAAGCTATTGTTTAATACAAGTTTCCAGAAACACATGTTGCTTCCGTCTATCGGTGGGTGGTCTCGTATCGCTTTCCTGAACAGTGAAGGAGAACAACTGATAGTCAGGAAGGAAGACGGTAAGACAAGACACGGTTGTTGGGTCAGTAATGACAGTTATTTTTCCCTCCCCCAGAACCAACCTTGGCGAGTTTACAATCAGAGTGGGCAAGATGGTGGACAGGGGGGTACTTCCTATAGTGGCAAGGGTTACTGGAAAGGTAACAAGTTCACACCTCAAAGCAACGTAACACACATAAACCATAAAGGTAAGAAAGATGAACGTAAACTTCAAGGTCTCGGGCTTTCACAGATTACTGAGGATGAACTCAAATTTGCTACGAGAGCCGAGATTCTCCTCATCGCTATTCACGAACCCCACGAACTTGCAAACATTGTCTTCGATCTCCTACATCCCGGAGAAGCTGGGTAAAGCTCTACAAATCTCAGACTTCGTGAAGAGGAAGGCTTCAAACAGGAGCTACTACACTCCTGACTTTCCTTACTTCATGGAAAAAGGATATAACTATGTGTTCCTGTTTCTCTACGCACCACTGAGATACGAAAGAGAAATATTCAGTGTGGCTAAGGAGCACGGAGAATTCATCGGATACGCAGAGACAGTATCTTCCACATTCAAGATGATGTGCTTCTATGATGAAAAGACAGACATAAGATATGGTGGAGTATACCACGCATCGGCCAACAACAATCAGATTAATCACGGTGCTCTGGATACAGGACGTATAAGCGGTAGAGTCTTCAGAATACCTGTTGACAAGCTGTATGAAGTTGACAAGGTGGCAATGAACCAGATGTCCTTTGAACGTTCGATCATCAACATCAGGATGTTCGACAAGAAGCAAGAAAGAGATGCCGCATACTGGTACATTGTTAAACCTCATCACTGGTATGATCACAAGAACAGAAAAGACAGAGGGTATAAGATGTACAGAAAAAGTCAAGGAGCTAATCTCTTCTGGGAAGAGAGAAATACTGGTTGACATTCACCAAATTATGTGATATAATAAGAAGAAAAGGAAGTAAACATGAGGTGTCACATTTGCAACACGAGGCTTGAAAGCAATGAAATTAAGAGGAATAAGGATACGAATAAATATGAGCCGTGCCGTACGTGCATCGAAATCAGTGAACGTACCTACAGCTCTGACTTTGAAGAAGATACGCTTCACACGGTAGATGCTGAGGACTTCTTTAACTCAAGAGCAGAAAAGGAAACAGGACATGTTAAGGTTTGGATTTGAGTTAGAGGGATTTTATCACGCAGGAACAGAAAATATTACAGTTCCTCCAAAGGAATACCCCAGAGATTCTTTTCCCGGGTTAGTGGAAATAAGAACCTCAGGAGGTAAATCCCTGGAACTTTCTTATATGGAACTCCTATATAAGGCATCTCAATATATCTCAACAACTTCTTTTTCCAAGGTATCACATGTTTTCTCTGGAAACGAATTGAGACAGATAAGGCAAGTTCATTTTGAGAAAGGAGGACTTAAGATAGAAAATATTTACGGAAAACCACCAAGGTTATTGGGAAATAAAATCTTAGCATCCCTCCAGATAAATATTTCAGACCTTCACACCGATTCCTATAGAGACTGTAGAGGGACATTAACTCCTGCATCTTATGGGTTATTCGACTTTGTATCAATAATAAGAAATTTAGACGAAGAGTTTAAACAAGAAATAAAGGAAAGTAACAGACAACCAGGGTTCTATTGTATAAAGGATGGATATCGGCTAGAATACAGAAGTCTTCCCAACTCAGTATTTTCACCTGACATTACTTCTGGCAATGAGTTCCTAGACAGAGTAAGAAAGTGCTACAAATAAAAAAGATAAAGAGAAGAGCTTGCCCTCAGTGTCCGTCGAGTGACGGGTATGTTACGTGGGAAGATGGGAACAGTTATTGTTTTGTTTGTGGATTTAAACCAAGACAGCTTCAAGGGAAGCAGATGACAGAAGAAAAAGAAAATACACTCCCAAGAGGAGAGTTCATAGAGCTAACAGATAGACGTATACCTTTGGAAGTATGCATGAGGTATGGTGTTACCTGTGAGACTGATGACAATGGTAACACAGTCAAGCACTTTTATCCTTACTCTTCCAACAGAACAGGAGAGATTGTTGCGGTCAAGACCAGGCTAACAGATGTTAAAGCTTTCTATTGGACAGGAACTCAACAACATCTGGGATTATTTGGACAACAGTTGTTCCCTTCCGGAGGAACAAAGAGGATAACCGTAGTTGAAGGAGAACTCGATGCGCTTGCTGTTGCAACTATTAACGATGGTGGGGATTGGCCTGTTGTTAGTGTCCGTAGTAGTTCATCCGCTTCGTCAGATATCAGAAACAATCTCCAGTATCTCCTCCAGTATGAAGAAATCTACCTCTGCTTCGACGGAGACACAGCCGGGAGAAAAGCAACGGAAGAGGTAGCTTCTCTCCTACCTATTGAGAAGACCTTCATTGTCAGACTGGATGAAGGAAAGGACCCTTGCGATTATCTGAAGGAACGAAGAGAGCAGGAATTCAGACGTGCTTTCTTCAGGGCTGAGAGGTATTCACCTGAAGATATCTTTGTCCTCACCAAGGACAAGGCTACTGAAATCCTGAAAGAACACAAGAACAAGGAGAGTTACACGCTCCCGTTCGAAGACATCCAAGACAAGATGCAAGGACTTCGGCTGGAAGAAATGACACTAATCACTGCGGACCCTAAGGTTGGTAAGAGTGAGTACGTCAGGGAGATTGAATACTATCTCATTGACGTATTGGTAAGAATAGATCACATCACCGAGGGATCGAGGAAGATTGGTATCATCCACATCGAAGACCCAAGGGACAGGACAATCCTATCCTTGGCAAGTAAGGCTGTTAACAAACCATTCCTCGAATTCGTTAAAGGTGATCAAGCTCTCATCGAGAAGGGTATTGAACTCATCACCAAGGATGAGAAGTTGGTTATGTTGGACAGACAAGGTAGCTTCGAGCCTGAGGAGTTACTCAACAAAGCAAGATATCTGAGACTATCTCATGATTGCAGAGTCATTGTGTTTGACAATCTGAGTATGCTCTTCTCAGGTAGAGGAGAGAAGGAAGAACCTAAAGCTATAGCAAAACTTGTCACTGACTTGAAGATCATGGCTAAAGAACTAGGCTTTCATGTTATCATGATTGCCCACTTGAACGATGATGGTAAGACGCTCGGTAGCAGAGCACCTATGAGAGTGACGGATAACTGGATTAACTTGGAGAGGGACATAGAGAACCCTGACCCTGATATCAGGAGAGTGATCAGAACTTCCTTGAAGTATTGTCGTTACACAGGTGACACTGGTCCTTCAGGAAGTGTTTGGTTAAATCCTGACACAGGGAGACTGGAGAAGTACGTTTACCCGTTCGAGTTTGGAGAGGAAGACAATGGCCAAGAGAGTTGACAGCAGATTCGAGCCAACATTCAGCTATAAGATAGACCACGGCAAGTGTGAGATAGATATCTATCCTGCTGCTTACTCAGAGGTCTGTGAAGCAGAGAAGGAACAAGGAGGATTCTGCTTCTGTAGAAGTAGTAAAGAATCTCCTTGCTATGGATACACTCTACCCCAGATTGCTACCATTGTCTTCGTCAGACTGATGGCAACAAGAAACGAACACTTGGAAGATGTTCTTCTCCTTCAGAGAATGAGGTCAAAGATACTCTCCTTGAAACCTTCTACAATCAAACACCACATTGTTCTGCTCGCCAAGGACTATGAACATTGACCGGCGGGATAGCTGCTTTCAATTACGCAGGGGACAAGCCGGGCTATATATCCTACATTATTTCTTTCCCTATATAACTATATAGTTTACCCTGGGCTTACACCCTATTATAGCATACTTTTGTTCATTTGTCAACAAGAAAATAAAGCTTGACATTCCAGATATTATATGTTATAATGTTTGGTATAGTAGGAGGAGAGGCAAGATGCCTGTTTGGAAACCTCTACCGGTTGAGAAAGAACCAAGAGTTGTCCTTCATCCTTGGTGCCGCATAAAACCTAATGAGTTAATGGAAGTTAACTTTCATCTTGTTGGAATAAGACCAGACGGAACAGCAAGAGTCTCTTCCAGGATAGTTAACTTTGGACATCCAATCAAGAGGTGGAGAGGAGAGGAAGAAGAAGATAACTTCCTGTTCAGAACAAGATCAGGGAGGCTTTACCTCTGCCTGGGAGAACCTCTCGAATATTTGAACACTGAGATGGAGTACCTCGTTAACGCTTGGTTAAGAACAATATCGGGAGGAGTCACTTCATACATCATAGATAGCCCCTGAGAGCCTCACAGAAGCCCGAGCACGCACGTTTTGAATTTCCAGGTACATATTACTACCCAATTTATAAACGCTCACCAGTGAGCTTCTATTCGCTTCTCAGAGTATATCCGTGATGAAAACAGTTGTTTGTGATATTGAGACAGACGGACTCGACGCCACCAAGATATGGGTGGTTGTCTGTAAGGACCTGGAAACAGGTCAATTAGATGTTTTTAGAATGGACGAGAGCGATCCAACAAAACATCTGCTAGATTTTGAACGCTACGCTCAGTCTGTGACAAGCTGGATAGGACATAACTTCTTGTCCTTCGATCTTCCAGTCATCAAGAGACTAGTTGGGATTGATATCCCGGTAGATAAAGTCCAGGATACGCTCATTCTTGCACGATTTATCAGACCTGGCAAGCGGAATAGCCTTGAAGTTCTAGGTGAACTGATTGGTTTTCCCAAGACCTCTCTTGACACGTGGCAAGTACTTACCGATGAGATGGTTGAATACTGCATCAACGATGTTGAAGTGAACCACAAACTTTATCGGTGGTTAGAACCTCGGTTGAGATGGTTCTCTGAACACTCTATCCGTTTAGAGCATGACCATCAGGCCATCATGAACCAGCAGAAACGTGATGGTTTTCCATTCGATCTCGAAGGAGCAATCAAATTAAAAGAGGAACTCGAAAGGAAGAGAAGTGAGGCCGAGAGCCTGATATGGAAGGACCTCAAGCCAATCGTAATTCCGGGAGAGCTGGTTACTCCAAAAGAAACGCTGTCTGGTGAAGTTCACATGCAGGGCGTCAAGCGTTTGGGGAACTACAAATCCTTATGTGAAGCAGGTGTGCCCCTGCAACACATCGAGTTCCAACCATTTGATCTGAATTCTCCCAAGCAGATCGTGAAACGTCTCGAACCTTTCTGGACCCCGGTCATCCGGACCAAGGGTGGTGAGAAGACTTCAAGAGAGTTTCAGAGTGGACGGTTAACCGAAGAGGAATTCAGGGAGAAGTCAAGATATCAGTGGAAGGTTTGTGACGAAAACCTTGAAACAATATCTGAACATGCTCCCAGAGGCTTACAGAAGCTCCGTGAGAGGGCTGTCTTAAAGGCTAGGATAGACACGCTATCCCAACTTGTAGCGGCTACTGGAAGCGATCTGAGAGTACGTGGTGAGGTTATCAGCTTGGGTGCTACCACTCACCGATGTGCCCACAGAGAACCTAACTTGGCTAATATTCCAGCAAGAGGGAGTTCCTTATATGCCTCGGAAATTAGAAGTCTGTTTCGTGTGGAAGAAAGAAGTCACTCACTTCTCGGAGTTGATGCATCGGGAATACAACTTCGACTACTTGCACATTACCTCAATTCTGAAATCTATACTCAGGTTGTCACGCGAGGGCAAAGCTCAGACAGATCAGACGTACACTCGTACAACTGGAGAACATGTTTCAATCTCCCTGAAGATTATTGGGTTAGCGACGAGAATCGAGAAAAATCCAAAACTAATATCTATTCTTGGATATTTGGTGCTGGTGAAAGTAGGACAGCAAACATCCTTGGTCTTTCGAGACCTGAAGCCAGAGAAGTACGGAAACGTCTGGTTCATAACACACCTGGACTGAAACAATTCATTGATGAAATTGTCAAGCCTGCTGCCAGGAAGGGATTTGTTAAAGCTATTGATGGTAGACTGATACCGGTTGAAAGCAAGCACCTCGTTGTTGCTGTTCTCCTTCAGTCAGCGGAAGCTATTGTGATGAAGGAAGCACAGCGTAAATGGGTAGCTGATGCTACTCGCTTAGGAATACCATTCTGGTTGTGTGCGTTTGTTCATGATGAATGGCAAACAGAAACATTTTCAGATATGGCTACGGAACTCGGACAACTTAAGATCGAATCTATTCGTTGGGCGGGAGAGTTGTTCGAGTTAAATTGCCCGCTCGACGGACAAGCTCAAATCGGTAACTCTTGGAAGGAGACACACTAATGATTACGATCAACAAACCGCAACCCGTTGCTACCATTGACGTCCGTGTCGTGAAGAACGGTACGTCGGCTGTCGTGCAAGTCACGGACAATCAGACTGGTCGTTCGAGCAACCTGTTCGGCATCGACAACAGCGGGCGTCTGTTCCGCTACAGCGGTATCCCGGCTTCTCTGGGTTTTGCATTGGACCGTCAAGGCCGCCTGCAAATTCAGGAAAACAGCAGCTGGTAATATGTCCTCCAGTTCCTGAACAAAGAACAGGGAGGGAGCCTTTAAAGCCTCCTCTCTGAACAATTTCAACTCAAATGAGGAGAACTTCAAATGTCCCTTAAGCACAAAATCAACCGTGCCACCGCTTCTGTCGAACTCGATACGACCAGAACGAGTACAGGAAGTGCAGCTCTCTTCGACAGCACCAATGGTCTGTTCATCGCTACCTTCGGACAAAAGGGTTTGCAACTGTCGTCTGGCATTAGCGGCGGACCCTACAAGACCAAGACTGACCGTCGCGGCAGGAATCGCATCCTTGTGACCAACGGTTCGAAGACTCAACGGTCGTAACTCGCAGCGAAAGCTGCCTGGATCAACAACGTGAAGGAATAACAACATGTCACGACAAGACTCCAGCTATCACCGCATCACCGGTGAGCTTCACTTCACTCAGAATCTTCGTAAACCAAATACAAGGTTCGATCCCGATGGGTTCTGGCCCATCACTGTGAAGAATCTGGACAAGGCTGCACTTGCTGAACTCGAAGCTGCTGGTATTTCCCACCTTGTGAAAGAAGGAACGGAAAGCAAGGCAGAACTCGGTAAGTATATCCAGTTCAAGAGGAAGGTAAAGAGGAACGACGGAACCAAGAACCCTCCGCCTCAAGTGGTTAATGCCGAGGCTGAACCATTTGCAGGAAATATTGGATACGGTTCTGTCGGTACTGTTGCATTCCGTACCTTCCCAACTCGCAGTGGTCGTGGTCACGACTTCGAAGGAGTGCAAATCTTGAAGCTCGTACCGTATGAAATCAAACTCTTTGATGCGGTGAAAGAAGCCGACGAAGAAGGTGACTCTCCGTTCGCCGGAGCAGAAGCCTGAATCAAGCTGGAAGGGGGTTAACGCTCCCTTCCTTCTCGCCGGAGTAGCTTATTTGGTTAAAGCCCCACATTGTAAGTGAGAAGTAGAGAGGTTCAAATCCTCTCCCCGGCTCTTTATCAATCAAGAAAGAAATGTAAATTTGAACTCTCTATTTGGAGACAAGGCGATGACACAACACCCTCTCGCCAATGTTGTGGATGATGTTTACGAGTTGTTACGTCATCCAGGAAACTACGACATCAAGGAAGAGCAGGTCAGTGATCTTGGTTTACGTATAGCCAAGGCAATAGCCAAGCAATTCTCAAAGGAAGAAGAGAAAGAACGTACCTACATCTGGCCCTCTCAGTTGGGTACTCCTTGTGACAGGAAGGTGTGGTATCATCACAACCCTGATGTCAGGGAACTTCCTCCTCATCCTTGGACACGTATCAAGTTCATGCAAGGGGATATTGCTGAAGAGATCGCTCTTGCCTTGGTCGAATGGACAGGGAAACATGAAGTAACTGAACGTCAAGGGTATGTTGAATGGAAGGACAAGGATGGTCGTATTCTTCTTAGAGGTAAGAAAGATGCCAAGATCAATGGCATCCCTGTTGAGATCAAAGCCCAAGCAGATATGGCTTACACTCGCACAGCAACAGGTAAGCTCCTCGAAGAAGACCCATTCGGTTACATTGTTCAATTGAGAAGCTACATTCTTGAAGAGGATCAAGAACAAGGTGGGGCCATTCTGGCAATCAACAGAACAATGGGACATATGCACATCCTTCCTGTTCCTGCTCACAACCTTCCCGAGATAAGAGAGAGGATTGAACACCTCACCAGAGTACTGGATAACAGAGAGGTTGAACCTGATCGAGTTTATGAGGATGAGCCTGACGGATACACTCATAAAGAGAAGGGATTCATCCCTAATGGGAACAGAGTCTTAGGGCTTGCTTGTCAGTACTGCCCATTCAGATATCATTGTTGGAGAGACTCTAATGATGGTAAGGGACTTCGTACATTCAAGAGTAGTCGAGGTCCAGTCTACTTCACCAAGGTGGTGAAAGAACCCAAGATGCAGGAGGTACATACAAATGGCGACGGAAGTCAGTAAGGTGGAAGAAACTGGTCCTATTCGGGTGTTTGATGAAGAACAATCCTCAGCCCTTCTTCGCTCTCTGGTTGGAGATATCCTCATCTCTCTGAATATAGCGAAAGAGTTTTACGTTGTTCTGGCTGATCTGGAACTCGATCTGGAGTCCTATCCGAATATCAACGAAGCAATGGCCCAGTTCGAAACCTTCATTCAAAACAAGGACCCCGAATGGTGGGAATGGTACCAAGAGACAATGGGCGAGGACCCCGCTGAAGAAGGTGAGGTTGCTCAGATCGAAGACAAAAGTGAAGAAAGGGCAGAGAGTGAAAACAAAGACGCTTGAAGACGCTGATAAATTTACTCTCGATGAGTTGAGGGATCAGATGGTTTGTCATTGCAGGCCAACTTTTCCCTTGACTTCCGAAGAAGATTGTGGGATACTAATAGTAGGAGAAGCTCCAGGAACAGAGGAGTTCAAGACAGGACTACCCTTCTCTTCTAACGGGAAGAACGCAGGTAGTGTGTTGAACGATTGCTTGCAAGATGCTGGAGTCTTAACTTCTTCGGTAAGCATTACCAATGTCTTTCTGGAGAGACCACCGAGTAACAATGTGAGCAGATTCTTCACGGATGAGAAGCAAAAAGGAACAGAACATCTGGGAACATTCAAGGGCAGGTATCTTCTTCCTTCCATGTACCCTCATGTGTTGTTTCTCAACAAGTTAATCACTGAAGTTGTTAAACCCAAGGTGATTGTGAGTTTAGGTAACATACCTTTGTGGTTCTTTACTGGACAAGATTGCGGTGTTACCCGTAAAGTTGGGACAACAGATATCATTAATGGTATTCCTGTAGTCTTCACCTTTCACCCTGCTGCTGTGTTGTGGGGCAACAGAAAGATGCAGATGAAAGGACAGATAACAGAAGCATTTGTTTTAGCATATGAAAAAATTCAACAACAAAAAGAAGGGTAAGTTCAGGAGCTTGCTAGAGTTCTCTGTTAATTGGCAGTTAATTGCCAAGAAGAGAAAGATCAAGTTTAAACACTTCTATGAACTGGACAAACTGTTTTATGGTTTGGTGACAGTTAAGGACCAGAAGGTTGTCATAGTTCCCAGAACATATAACCCTGACTTCACTATCATTAACAAAGATGGAACCAGATGGTTCTTGGAAGTCAAGGGTTACTTTCCTGAAGAGCAACGAGAGAAGATGCTCGCTGTCAAGAATGACTGGTCTGAAGATATCATACGTTTCTACTTCGCCAAGGATAATTATATTCGAGGCCGAAGAGGACCAAGGTACTCAGATTGGTGTATAAAGCATGGGTTTGAATACTGTGTTGGGCAATTACCAGAGGAGTGGTTCAATGGCTCTACCAATTGAACGTGGTATCTTTAAAGGATGGTGGTACTTTGGACAAGAACACAGGAAATTGAGAAGATATCGTTGGGTATCGGCTTGGTTGTCTCTTGTGGAGAGTATCATTTTCATTCTAAGTTTCAGTAGAATTACTCCAGATTGGTCAACAGACCGTCTGGCTGAGTTGATCACTAAGAAGTACATCTGGAAAAGGTTGAGAAATGAGTAAGAAACAACGTCGTGAAAAGCTTCGTTCCACATCACTGTGGAAGCACATTTACATTCTTGCTATCAATACTATCTTCGGAAAGAAGAAGAGGTGAGCAGCACCTTCTTTGTCTCTGACACACACTTCGGACATGTTAACATACTGAAGTATGAGCCAGAGAAACGTCCCTTCTCTTCTATTGAAGAGCATGATGAAGAGTTAATCAAGAGGTGGAACTCTGTTGTCAAACCTGCTGACAGGGTCTACCACCTCGGGGATGTAGCAATCAACAGAAGATGCTTGTCAACAGTAGCAAGATGTAATGGAAGAAAGAAGCTGATCAGAGGGAACCATGATTTGTGGTCCTTGAAGGATTATCTACCTTACTTTGATGATATTCTTTCAATGAGGTTCTTCGCTAACTTGTTTATTGCTTCTCACTTTCCCATTCATCCCTCTCACATGAGGGTTAAGTTCAACATACATGGACACTTACACTCAAACAAGGTGCAGATGGTACACCCTTACAAGAAACATGAGACGATAGACGACCCAAGATATATGAATGTGAGTGTTGAACATACCAATCTAACACCTGTTTCAATAGACGATGTGTTGAAAGAACTGAAAGAACGTGAAATGGAGTAGTAAATGATGTCTCTATCAATAGGTTCTGAATTCACTGATTTCGGTGACGGTAATATAAGAAAAGTACTTGAAGCATCTTTCGATGTCGATTCTGAGGATTTTCCAATAACTCTTAAACTGTATGAACTGAACTCTAACATAACTGTGATTGATAGAGCATTTACTATCGAGGAAGCTAGGGAGCTTCTCTTATCTTTAAAGGATATATTTGAATTAGGTAAAATAGATGGTCAAGATTGAAACAGAACAAGACGTGAAAGTCTTGCTAGGTAGGTTAGAGGATGTCTACAATCCTGAAGAACCTGAAGACTTGATTGATCTCCTGTGGGAAGCAGGGATTGATGGGACTATGTTGTTTACTTTTTTAATTGAGCAGGGACTAATTAACAATGACAACTTACCCTGGCTCTTCGAGGGACCTCCGAAAGGAGCGGAGACGGAAGAGGAGGAAGAGGAACCTTGTTGCCAAGCAACTACAGGAACCGAGGTTCCGTTCTAGAGTGACTAGAAACAAGAATAAATATAACAGAAAAGATAACCTCCGGGAGGAAGAAGAATAAAAATGACTTACGAAGAATTTGAAAACATTAATGTATATCGTCTTCCGTCTATTCAAGAGTACCTTGGGCAGGAACTACGCAGGAGTGTAGAGTTTGCTGGTAAGGTAACAGACGAGAAGCTCCGTAACTTTATGAATGAACACATTGCTCTTCAGATTAGTCTGGAGAAAGCTCTGTTGAAGTCTCTGTCCAAGCAACTGGAAATTGGAAACAATGCAGAACAGTCTGCTATCGGAAGTAATATTGTTAAACTTCCTGGTTCTTCTCCGGACTCTGATGTTGGAGAGGGTGAATAAAGTTGGTGTGGAAATCTGAACACAATCCGGCATTCCGCTCCAAGTTTAGCGAGGATGTATTCAATCAGAAGTACGCTCACGTAGGGTGCGAAACGTGGGATGCTCTAGCTAAGGTACTGGTATATGACGTCTGTATCTGTCCTGAGCGAGGGAAGCTGCTTCCTCAAGATGAGATTGATTCCTTGGTGGAAATCATTCGCAGGATGTACTTTATTCCAGGTGGAAGATATCTCTATTATGCGGGACGATCGAGGAAGTACTTTAACAACTGTTTCCTTCTTCGTTCAGAAGAAGACACACGTGAAGATTGGGCTAATCTTTCTTGGAAAGCCGAGAGTTGTCTCACTACCGGTGGGGGAATCGGGAACAATTACTCGATATATCGTGAGGAGGGGGCGTTGCTGTCTGGAACGGGTGGCTACGCATCTGGTCCCATCTCTAAAATGGAAATGATTAATGAGATTGGACGTAAGGTTATGCAAGGTGGTAGTCGCAGGTCTGCCATCTATGCATCTCTCATTCACACACATCCGGATGTTTTCAAGTTCCTTCTTGCCAAGGATTGGTACGATCTTCCTGTTTTAGGAGCTTACCTTGAAAATGGGAAACAAGCAACAGTAGGAGATCTTAAAGAGAAAGACTTCAACTTTCCTGCTCCTCTGGATATGACTAATATCAGTGTTAACTACGATACTGACTGGTTGCTCAACTATTGGAAGAGTGGAGATGTTGGAGATGTATTCAGGAAGAACATTCAGCAAGCCTGCCGTACTGGAGAGCCTGGGTTCTCTTTTAATTTCTTTGATAAGGAGAATGAGACGCTTCGTAATGCATGTACTGAAGTCACTTCTGAGGATGATAGCGATGTCTGTAATCTTGGGAGTGTCAATATGGGCCGTATCCCTGATCTTGATACATTTCGGAGTGTTGTCATACTCTCTACAAAGTTCCTTATTTGCGGCACTCTCAGAGCAGATTTGCCATATACCAAGGTAAGGGAAGTAAGAGAGAAGAACAGACGGCTTGGCTTGGGCTTGATGGGTATCCATGAATGGTTATTGAAGAAAGGACATAAGTATGAAGTCGTTCCTGAGATTACACGATGGCTGCATGTGTATGCACAAACAAGTGATACGATTTCAGCAAGATTTGCAGATAGTCTCGGAGTCTCAAGACCTGTCGCTCGAAGAGCTATTGCTCCTACGGGCACGATTGGTATCCTTGCGGGCACAACTACAGGCATCGAGCCACTTTTTGCAACGTCTTATAAGCGAAGATTCCTTAAGGGAACGCGATGGCATTATCAGTATGTTGTCGACTCGACCGCTGATGAGTTAATTAATCTTTATGGAGTCAATCCAAATGAAATTGAAACCGCTCTCGATTTGGCTAAAGAACCTGAACGTCGCATCAAGTTTCAAGCAGATGTTCAAGACTATGTGGATATGGCAATCTCATCCACTATTAATCTTCCTCGGTGGGATTCTCCCGATAACAATGCTGATACAACCCTACGGCTGGAGTTCATTCTTGCGAGTTATAGCCATCGTTTACGTGGCTTCACTTGTTATCCTGATGGTTCGAGAGGCGGACAACCATTGGAAACAGTTGAATACAGAGAAGCAAAAGAAAAACTAGGGGAGACATTCGAAGAAAACACAAAAACGCATGATGTTTGTGACATCACTGGTAAGGGTGGTGTTTGTGGAATGTAACAAGAGGTTGGTGTAGCTCAACGGTAGAGCGCCGGTCTCCAAAACCGGAGATGAGGGTTCGATTCCTTCCACCTTCGCCAAAAATAAAGGGGAACAGTGATGGTTAATTTTGATTTTAGAATTTCTGATGAAGTTGTTGATCTGTTAAATGAGTTCGATGAACTCACGATGGATCATCTCTACGACACAATGGATATGGATGACAGGGAAATCTTCAACTGTCTTACTCTCAATCTTTGTGCCGGAACGGGTGAGTTCACCAAGCTTACCAGTCAGTCAGAAGCTGGTACTTATATTGAAAGAGAAGAATACGAAGACAAGCTCGCAGAAGTTCTGGTGTTTGTGTTTATCTTGTGGAAGTTCTGTGGATATGATCTTCGTAGTGCTCTGGAGCGTAGACTTGTTGAAGTTCACGAAGACTTGGGAGTTTAAATAAATGCTGGAACTGTTCTTGTTTGCTTGGTTCCTCGGAGCTTTCCTTGTTTGGTTTAAAACTTTGTTTGGAGTGTTGAACAATCTACCAAAAGGTGGTTTAGATCGGGAAGGTTTCTGGATATTGACTAAAATATTCACCATCGCACTTCTTGAATGCTTGTTAACGTGGCCTGTTATGTTGTTTAGAGCCTGGAAGAGGAGAAAATAAAATGGGTTTCTTTGGACCTCTATCTATCGCCCTCGTAGGAGGGCTTATGTGGTGGGCTGCGGGATTGCAAGAAGCTATTGTTATGCAATTCGCGGGAACCATCTTTACTTTGTTTCTCTTATGGATGACCATGCCTGTAGGTATGGCTCTCAGACCTAAAGAGATTCCTCTGGCTTTCGTTGAAGTCTTTTTCACTTGGCCGATTCGTTTGATGCATGTCATCGTTTATATGATGGGTCCTCCGAAGGAGTAACATTTGGTAGATAATGTTAATCCTGACCACTACAAACTACCTGGTGGTTTGCAAGTCATAGACATGACTCAACATCTGTCATTCTGTTTGGGTAATGTGATTAAATATGTGTGGAGAGCAGGCAGGAAGAGTGAAGACACCAAGCTGGAAGACCTGGAGAAGGCTCGTTGGTACCTTGAAAAGGAGATAGAACTATGGGAGAAAGAGAAAAGATAATTCGCAACTCAGCTTACTGCAAGATATGTGATGAACACATTGAGAGCACTCATCGTCATGACTTTGTTTGTTGTAGAGGACAACACGTCTGTGTTGACGGAGGAAAAGAATATCTTCGTAGAGTGGGAAGTGATATTTTTAATTCAGATGTCTGTGAGGATACTTCAATAACGGAAGGAGGTGATGCCTAATGAGACCCAGGGAAACTCCAGATTACCCGATTAACCCTATGGTTTGAGGATGGGTGGGTGGGATAGAATAAAGATTTGTTTGAAGTTCCTGGCTACTTCCAGACCAAACAATACAATAGCTCCGAGGGATGTGAGGACAACAAGGACAGCTTTACCGAAAGAGTGAAGTTTGTCAAACTTATCTGTTGATTCTTTGATTACTACAAGTTCTCCTCTCACCTCGGAGAGTTCTCTCTTGAGGTCTTGAACTTCCTTTAACAATTGTTCTTCATTATTGGTCATTTATTTATAAAAGTCCTTGTTGCTAAACATCCTTCTTCTTTCCAGGATTAACAACACCCTTCACCTTCTCGTAGGTTCTGTAACCACCATACCCAAGAAGATAACACAAGAGAGCGATAAGCTCCTTGAGGTCCAGTGAGGGCGGGTTTTGTATTACCTGTCCAGCTATCAAGAAACCCCACTCTATAAGGGGACGCAAGATGATTTGATAAGCGAGACCCGCTCCACAGACCCAACCAATGAAGGGACGCCACCCGGCAACAAAGATTGAAGAGTGTTTGGCTTCCTGCATATTTAATTCAATGTTCTTAAGAGCAGGAAGTTGTTCCACTTGCATCAAGGCAAGCCTGGCTTTAGCTCTTTCTTCATCGGAAGTAAACAAGTCATCCAGAATACTTCCAATTCCCTTCACTAATCCTTCCGCCCCACTGGCTATTAAACTAGCTGGTCCCACCATATCACTGTTCCTCTCTACTGATCAGTTCCCCGATCAAATCACTTCTGGCTTGGGCCGCAGATTCTGCTTCTTCAATAGTTTTAAATGAAGGAAACTTCTGTCCAGATGTTACAGCGAGTTCGATAGCTTTTTCATCTGAAACTTTCTTTCCATTCCAAATAGTAGGGATATTGGTTGGTCGTCCTTTGTTCAGACTTTCTTCAGTCACTGTTATGCTTTCCTCAGTTGCAACACGGCCTCCTGATCTTTGTAATCTAGGTCTGGACAAGTCAATAGGAATACCTTGTGCATCTCTTATTTCACTAGGTCTGGACTCACCAACAGCCACAGTCTCATCTGGTAGGGGAATAGGAACACCTCCAACACTTCTAGCTACTTCCTGACCTTTCTTCTCTGGCAACAGATTATTACCTTGGGCCAGCAACCTTGCAATTCCTACATTAGAGGCGTTTGGAGCTAATCCAAGAAGAGAAGAATTGTCAAACTCTTTGAAGTCATTAATCTTCCTCCTCAACTGATTCATTCTAATCAGAGCATTTGGAGAATATCTGCCAAAATCGAAGAACCTTCTGGGAGGAACATTACCATGACCTTCAGTGATTCTAACAACAGAATTCCTAGCCTTGTCGTTCAGACCACTCTTGGTCACTTTGTTTATTGCGTTTAAGGAAACATTCCCTCTCATATCAGCTTCTGTCAAATCAACATTATTCTTCCCATCACTAACTCTGATGAAGTAGTCACCAGTTGTGTCATTCACTTGGAAGGAAAGAGTTGCATCTTTAATCTTCTGCTCAGGAGGAGTTGCTGAAGCAACAGAATTGAATTCGGACAACACAGTCCTGAGAACAAATTCACCGCCTTTGTTTGCCAAGTCTGCATTTTGTTGTCTACCTTTCAGCAGCTTGTCTCTAACAGCGGGAGTAGCTAGCTCGTTGACTGCTTGTCTCACCTTGGAAGGATCACTCAAGAAAGTATCACTGGTGTCAGCAACATCTTCCAGAGAGTGCATAAATCCATTGAGAGATTTAGCATCTAGAGAAATGTTAGCGAGACCTCGAACTTGCTTGTAACCAAGACGACCAGCAGCACGGCGTTCATTAGGCGAAAGATTGTCGAGAGTACCACCTTGTCCCTCCATTCTCCTTGAGACTGCTCTAAGCCACGCAGACCCTTCTCTGTTTGTAGTTGCCAGAAGCTCGGGGTCTAAACTGTCAACGAATTTATTAGCATAAGCTTCTCCACCTACAACTCTTAACGCTGCAATTGTCGGAGCAGTCTGATATAGATTGTTAACAACATTCTCTTCCAGGGCTTTATTAAGTCTTGCCTGTCTCCCTATCAAACCAAAGTCTTTATCTGTTAAAGCATCTCTGTAAGGTTTGAAATAATTGTCTTCCATGTAATCAATTACCTCTTGACGTTCAGAGAAGTTTAAGCCACTTTCAGAGAGACGTTCCAACATCTCTTGTCTGACATCGTCTAGCTGAGTCAAAGCACCCTTAGTGGTGTCATCTCCAAACACAATAGTGTTAACTATGTCAGGAGAAGGATTAGGAATAGATGCAATCTGAGTTGCCACCTGGTCTGTTCTGTTAACAAACTCCTTGGATAACAGAAGAACCATACTGTCCATATGAGGTTGCATCTCTGACCGGACACTCCCACTTCTACTTCCTGTTGTTCCGCTCCCACCGAGCTTGGCGTTCATTCTTTTGATTTGATTCTCAACAAGCTGGCTTTCTGCTCTCAGATTGTTAAGTTTCATGACTCTATCAACAGTAGCTGTTGAATTAACAACACCATTTTCAATAACAGCAACACCATCCCTGATAGCATCAGTCACAACTTGACGTTCGAGACTATCTCTGTCTTGTTCTCCTTCCAGAGCAAGATTACGTAGAGCTATCCGAGGGTCTTGACCTAACAGTTGTCTGGCTCTCGCATCAATGAACATCTCTTGACCTGGGTTGTTCTTCTTCAGTTTCCTAACCTCAGCATCCAGTTGTCTGACGTATTGAGTCCGAGTAATTCTACCTTGGTTCAGAGCTTTTTGTCTGTTTTCGATAGTCGTGAAGCCGTCCTTGATCTCTTCATTAAGACCAAGCTCAGTATCTAATCTATTGACAACTTCAGCCAGTTGCTCATTGGCTTCTCTCTGTTCTCCTCTCTCCTGAGCACCAGTAACAGCTTCTCCAACCTGAGCCAGCCCTCTTCCAATAGTTCTACCAACGTCACTAGGGCGTGTTAGAGTAAAGGGAGCAGGGGCTGAACTGGAAGGGGATAGTTCTGCTGAGAATGTAGGCATGTTTATTGTTCCTCGTCTGGCTTTCGTTCAGTGACTTGTTTGAACTTGTTGGTAATACCCTTTTGAGACAACCATTGTTCAATCATAGGTCTCATCTTGGGTCCTGCCTTGTTGAGTGCAGTCGTCTGGATGCGTCTCCAATCTCTTGGGTTACTTACTTCTCTGATGAATGCAATCTGTTTACCAAAGGCTCTGGCTTTATCTTCGTCTCCTTCAGTTAATGCTCTGTACTGTTCAAACAACAAGGAAGACACAGTATTTGCTTTATCTGAGATACGTTTGTCTGTTTCTCTAAGCTGACTGTTCATCTCATAATAGAGATTGACATCTTCGAGAGGAATACCAAACAGAAGACCGATAGCTTCTTGAGTATTAACGTCCTTGATTATTGGGGTCTTGTCTTTACTGCTCAGATACATTCCAGTTTCAAGAGCGAACGCCATCCTGCTCGCTCTGTTCCAGGATGAAATATTCTGGGCAATGTCGTTAATGAGAGAGGGAGTGACATCAACAATCTCGTTGAAGCTCAGGTCTCTCATATTGACAATCTTGGCAAATGAATTAAGAACGTCATTACCAACACTTACAGATGCACCACCAGCAATCTCCATGAAGCTCTTACCCTCCATGATATCTTGGAAGATATCTCCACCACCCATGATACCTGCTCTTGCAGAGAAGTCTGTGTCCATACCCAAGGTACCAAAAATGAAGTTGTCCAACACACCATCAAACAAGAGTTGTTCTGTCTCTACATCCAGAGCTTCACCAGTTGCTTCTTGAAATCTATCCTTAACCCAATCAAGAGTGGGAATACCAGCAGAGCCATATAACAAGAATTGACCAATAGCAAGCTGAGCCTTCTGTCTAGCCTTCAGATCAGGAGAACCACCTAACATCTTGGGAAGCATAAGTTCAACCAAGCGTGCTTGATAGGACATAAACTGAGTAGGAATGGATAACACCCCTCTCTGCCACCAGGCATTGCTGGCTCTGGACATATTAATAGCAAGTAGGTCTGTCTCTCTAACTAACTGTTCGAACTCTCTACCTTGGAGTTTCTTACCAGGATTATCTTTCTTCCACTTCCTCCAAGCCATATTGAAGGCAACAGTCTTGTTTAGTCTCTCACCTTCGATGAAGGGAATACGACCAGCTTCCAAGACTCTAGTGGTTGGATTAGTTAATATGTTACCAGGAAGACCTGAGGCAAGCTCATCGTAGATAGGGATGTTACCAGACACATCAAATGCTCCGCTTCGTCTCAGGTCATCGACGTATTCAACGAACTCATCTTCGCTAAGACCGTGAAGGGACTTGAACTTCTTCCCAATATATCTGACAACAGGCTCCTTGGCATTGATCATAGCCATTCTGGTAGGAACGTAAGACATCCAACCCTTAGCTCCATTTATTGGATCAATGGAGAGAGCAGCAAATGCAGTCTGAGATTGAAGAAGGGTTTGAGATATGTCAAACAAACCAAGCTTGAGGTTAAATGCGAAGCTCCTCAGAGCAACAATAGGATCAGAAGAGGTCGTATCCATCACCCATTTAGTTGCTTTAGTTCCAATGATTCCTTCCATTCTGTTGGCTATGTTTCTCATACTCTCTTGGAACCACAAGGTTTCTTGAGAAGGAGTACCAATCAACTGAAGGTGCGCTTTACGCATTGATTCACCTTTAGCTATGATCTCAGACGGTGTCCCTGATTTCCACGTAGCACGATTAAAGTTCTGGACTCTGTTAAGAGAAGGATTAATCTCAAGATGATCTTTAAATGTTTCCAGGAAAGTGTCAACGTTGACTCTGGTCAGGTCTCCGAACGCAGATACTCTGATGGCATGGTTGACACCAGCAGCAGCACTTCGATACGGATTTAGAATGTCAGCTTTTTCTCCTTCAGGATCGAGCAAGTGCTCTCCTTTTCTCCCATAGAACAATCTACCTGAAGTCCTGTACCAGTCGTGAATGTCATCTAACTCGTCTGTTGCACTGCCGAGATATTGTCCTGAATTATGTATCTGAAGAGCTTCTCTGTCAAACACAGAGTCGAATGGAGTGTTAGCTTGAATGAGGTCTTCATCTACCATTCTGGAGAATTCACCAAAATCAGGAAGATAGGTATTCTCTGAGATGATACGAGTTGCTTCTGTTTCAGTTATCTCATTAGCAACTGCTCTCAAGTAAGCTTGTCTTGCTGTTTCCCATCTCTCTGCAAGTCTCTTGGCCTCATCTTTAGTTCGTGCCACGAAGTGAGTTTGTGGTCTCATAAAGAAACGAGAACCACCTTCTTCCAACATTCGTGCTTGCTTGATGAAATACTTACCTTCGTAGATACGGTGTCCACCAGGGACATAGTTTAATTGAATGAAGTCCAGGATTTGTTGATCAATTTCTTGATCCTTGGCAAGGATGTACCTGAATGGAGTGCCAACATTACGTATAAGATCATCGCTTTCGTGAGGATCAATGAGCTTGTAACCTTGCTCTTTCAGTTCTGCGATGTCTTCATTGGTCAAAGAGCCAGGACGAAGAACCTTATCTTGATCTATACGATAGACAAAGTTTTCTCTCGCTCTCTCTACTTCATCCACAATTCTCCCGTTACCGGACCACTGTTGAGCAGGACCAGCTACATTAATTTTCTTAAAGCCATTACGAGCAAGCTCAGCATGAATATCTGTGTTGTGAAGGAACCAATCGAGATCGTTCAGGTCCTTCATAGCGAAGTAACCACTTACTTCATCATCAGTCGGTAATCTTTTATGAAGTTGTTGGTAGACTTTCTGAAGCTCCTCAATAGTGTACCACTTCGGAGGTACTTCGTTTGTCTGACCGTGATATAAGACTTCATTAAGAGCCTTCTTACCCCAAGAAGGAACCTTTCTCAGGTCTTTAGTAAAGTCTCTGAATTGTCTTTGTAGTCTGGCTGCTTGAGAAGAAGCAAAATGGTTGCGGTTCTTGTTTAAATTCTCAAGAACACTATCAGCACCAGTCAAGAACCGTTTGATACGATTGGTAACAGGAATTCGATCAGGATCAACAACAAACATACTCCTGACAGTGTCTGTAGCTTCTGAGACTTGGTCCTTAACCTTGATGAAGAAGATACCAGAAGAATCATCTATTTCAAACTCTCCTGGTCTGAAACCATACCTCTCTTCAGCAGCAAGCTCTGCTGCCTCTTTGTTTGAGAATCCTTGTCTCTTATATCGCCCATTTCCTATGTAAGCATATCTTACCAGAGTGTCATTAAAAGGATTACGTTCTGTGTAGAAGTCCACCAGCTTACCGTCTTCAAGACGACCAACAAGTCTTTCATCTGTTTCAGCAATAGCCGCAATTTCTTGTTCTTTGCTGAGTCTCTGAACTCTGGGGCCAAGGATAACTTGATCTCTGATTTGATTACGTCTAAGAGATTCTCTCTCAAGTCTGTCAGTCAGTTCACCAGAGATTCCAGTACCTATTGGTGCATCTGTCTGTAAGTCAGAAGGTAATACTTGATTGAAGACATCATCTATCTGATTGACAGAGTGAAGTCCAGCAGCCTCTCTAGCTATACTGGCTGTTTCGTTTCTTTTACCCGACCCTCTTGGACCCCTGGGGATTTCTTCAAAAGGTACATCTTCAACATCTGCCCCAGATATTCTTCCGCCAATTGTCGGTTGGGGAGGAAGAACTTCACCGTGTAAAACTCTCTCAGTACTAACATCTCTGGTTTCTGTGAGAGCTACCGCTCTGTTGAACTCCTCTTCGGCAACTTCAACAGCAGCTTTTCTGTTACCTGTGCTCCTGAACAGATTAGCTGGTTGACGAAGAAGTTTACCTGCTTTCAAGATGGGAACAGTCAGAGCCACTTCTCCAACTAACATAGTGTTAGCCAAGACTTTATCTGTCGCTGATTGTTGACGAAGTTCTTGCAGAAACTCAAGAGCCAGGGTAGGATTGGGGCCAAAGAAATTGTCTTCCAGATCAAGAACAAGCTTGGTTAAAGCTTCATCATACTCTCCACTCTCAACATCCAGAGTCATGAGAAAACGTTTCTGATTCTCCACATCATTACCAGTTAGATGTGCACCTAGAGCGCCCTTAACTCTGTTCTGTTTAAAGAAGTCCGTCCTGAATGGAAGCAAGAATATCTCAGCAAAGTCTCCAATGTCTTGAGCTAGTCCTTGTTCTTGCACTCTCTTTCTGAAATTTTCAACAACAGCGTCCAAGCGCGCAAGCCGATAGCTTTGAGCTTCAATAGCGTCCATTCGTTCTGGTTGTTGTTCCAGTGCAGCAGCTTGGATGGGATCATTGAAAGCAGCTTCTACCATAGCAGCAGAAGCTTCTCTCTCCATTATTCCGTCTGTGTTAACAGGATTAACAATGTTAAGAAGCTCATCAGGGTCTTCAGTTTGAGACAGAAGTTCAAAATTATTTCTCAAAATATCGACTTGACGTTGAGTAGATTTAAGAGCAATCTCATCTCTGATTTGTTGTTCTTCCCCAGCCTTGAGTTTTTCTTTTAGTATATTCAGTCTCTCTTGTTCTGCTTCAACGAACAAGTCTCTGGGTGGATCAATTCTATTAAGAGCCAAGGCGGCAGTAGTCGCACGAAGAGATAGAGTATCCTCGTCTATAACAAAGTCTTCAGCACTCATAAAAGGAACTACAGAAACAGTAGCTCCGTCCTCTGCTGCAACTATATCTACCGGTACATCATTAGCCAAGACCTGCTCTCCTGTCCCTACCTGCTTGAATTCCACCTAATGTTGAAAACGCAGCACTGCCGATGCCTTGTGCAACTCCACCAATGGTTTCTAGTCTATTGGCCCTGGCCAAAGCACGGCTTCCTTGAAGAGACAACCTGGTGTCTTGTCTCAGGAACGACAGATTTCTGTTGAGTTGAGAAGTAACATCTGAGATACCTCCTGTAACAGAAGAAGCAGAACCCGGTGTAACACCAGCAGAGATACTACTAGCAAGAATATTAGCTCTTGTTCTCTGAGCCTCTCTGATTTGTCTAGCTCGTTCTCTACGTTCTTGTAGTTGAACTTGCCGTTGTCTTGCTTCTTCTGCCCGGCTTCTTTCTTGAGAGGCCGAGATGGAAGTTACAGTGGCCGTCGCTGTACTGGCAACGAGCGCTGCGATAGCGGCGATCTCAAGACCTGTTCCCATTTAACATAACACCTTTGCTTCATTAATACATGTGTGTCGCTCTCCGCATATGGTTCAAAACCTAACATACTTTCGAACTTTCTGGTTTTAATATCCCACACTCTGAGAACAACAACCATCCATTCAATTCCATAGTTAGGTAGTTGTTGTTTTAGAATGTGAGCAACGTCGAGCAGTTTCTTATAGGTTCCAAAATTCCACTTCTTCAACATCATGTGGAGTTCAACAGTATTAAACCTGAACTCTCCGTAAATTGTGAAGTCTTTATCTTCTAGTATCTTCCTTCTCGGAGGATTACTATTCACCAGTTTCCCAACCCAAAATCTGGAAGGAACTTTCTCAAGTAAACCTGAACTAAGAACAAGAAGTTTCTCAGGAACTTTTAACTTTGGAACCATTATCTTTTGCATTCTTCAACCTGACAGGACTAGAGGTAAGATAATCTTTAAGATGTCTTTTGGCTTCCATTACGGAAGTATATTTACCCAAGAGTTTTCCAGGAGTTTTCCCTTTGCTGTATTTAATCTTGTACAAACCATATTGTTTATCAGGATAACAGAATATCTTCAATTCTCCAAAATCTTCAATCAAGTATTTCTGTTCATCATCATCCAGGTCTGGAACATACGCTCCATTAAGATAATCTTCCTTGGTTAGAGAAGACTCAGTTTGGCTGAACATATCGTTTACTTTGTTGATTTGAGTCATCTTGTTTTCCTCCCGTAATCAGGGGTTTGAGGAGCATTAGAAACATCAACCTTGCTTCTGTGTCGTCTTGTCATAGCCTTAAGCTTCCTTGCTCTCTGTTCTGCTTTTTGATTGGTGAACTGTTTGAGTTCAATAAAGCACTGAGACTTAGCTTCATTATATAGAACAGGAAACAAGTGATCATCTATGTCAGGAGTGAAAGCATCACTCAGAGTAAACGTTGGAAAGCTTCTTCCTAGAGCTAGAGTCCTTGCAGCAGTAAGCGTAGTCTCTTCGGCTGAGTCGTAGGAATCAAATATGATTGTCTCATCATCAAATGTAGTAAAGAACTCTGGCATTTTATCATTACGAATGAGTAAGAAACCGCCATCAGGATGAGTTATCTTGTCTACAGTAGTAGCACTTTCGTCTCTTGAATTGACAAACTCAATAAAATCGAAAGGGTCTTTCCACTGCATTGTTATATAGTTTAAATTAGAATTTGCAGTCGTTTCGTAATTATATTTAATCCATTCTACATTGTCCACACCAGACGGTAAAGTCATGTGAGTAGGTCTGGCAGTTGTGCCAGACGCAACTAGCTGTACAATCTCTTTGTGTTCTGGAATGATACTCTCAGCAGCAAGATCGTAGAAAGTGTCATGAAGAATATTAGCAACCTGAAGAGACTCTGCTGTATCTGTGATAGAATTCACTTCGTCTGCATCCATTGTTGATAAGATACCCTGTACCATATCCAGTAGTGTACGTTTAGCACTCATCTAAATAATCACTCCGCTCATCCAAGCCTCTCACGATTGATCTCCTTTATTTACTTCTATAGCCCAACCGAGCAACTCTAATGGTTTATCGGTTTCTGCTTCAAATCTTAGTTTCAAAGCTCTACCTCTTCCTCTAATCTTCGTTCGGTTGACAATCGTACTTCTGTCATCTCGAAGATCTCTGGCTATATTGTGCTTCTTCGTGAACTTGGAAGAATCTACTGCATCTGCGAAATCCCACTTCCCTTGAACTGTTCCAGCCGCTCCTGTCTCTTTCTTCACAAAGGAATAGAGATATGGAACAGTCTTGAGAGAGGAAGGTTCTTCCACATACTCGTGGCCTGTCTCCAAGTAAGAGGAATATTCTTTCCCGCTCGTATGAGTTGACAACCAGTCAGAGTAGACATCTTCTCGACGGAAGTCTCCGAACGTTACTTCTAGATCAGTAGATACTTCACCTTCATCTACATCTGGGTCTTTGATCGTCACGAAGAAATTATCCAAGATATAATTGATTCCAACCTGAGTATCATTGAGTACTCGAACTTCTATGTCGATAGATCGACAACCAACTGCTGCCGTAGGACCCAATGTATTCACATCAGGTTCTTGTCCGGATACTGTCGAAGGATAGTTCTGGTCAGTAAGAGACAGAGTAGTGATAGTTGTCCCTCCCGATGTCTTAAAGGTTATCGTAGCACCATGTTGATCAAAAGGAGGTCCCGGATTATAGGAAATAGATTCCCATCCTACTTCAAATTCATACGTCCCATCATCTATCGCGTCAAGAACATCGGAAGGAAGAGAACTGATATCCATCGTCCGGGAAAGAGTCGCTGTCGTACTGGCTCCAGGATTAGCTCCATCGAATACGTTTGCAAAGTAAGTATCCCAAGAAGCTGGCTTCGGAATGGCACTGGCAAAGAAAGGACCAGCTCCGGAAGATACCGCCCACCCGTTATCTGTTGTCCATCCCGTTAGACTTCCTTCTTCGAAATCCCAGTTCGACAAGGAGAGAGAAGCTGGAACATTTCGGAAAAGAGGATTCTTCTTGATTAGATACTTGATGGTAGAATCTGAAGTAGAAAGAGATAAGATATTTACCGTGACATCAACCGAGCTATCAGTAACTGTGAAGCCTCCATCTGTAACAACCTCACTGTCATTGAATGAACCTACGGCAGGCAAGGAGATAATTCCTGCGATGTAAGGATCTTGAACCAAAGTCCCAGCATATAAACTCCACGGAAGGAAGGCTGCTCTTTTCAGGTCGAGAATCAATAATTGATCATATTCGAAATTAGTTTCTCCCGCACTCGGGAGAGTGGAGCGGTACAACCAGACGACTCGGTTATTCAAAGGATCGTATGCACCCGTAGCATGTAGACGAGAGAGAGGAGGAATATTATCTTCATAGAATGATTGGATACTAGGTTCAGAGATATTCTGTAGAATGGGAGATTCATCTACTTCAGAAGCAGTGATGAGGTAGATACCGCTATCACTCCAGAAGATAGTATTTCCTCGGGCATCTATAGTAGAGAAGGGAGAGATGCAATTGACAGAAGCAACTTTCTTCACACGAAAAGCTTCGGCAGTGAAACCGCTTTCTGTCCCTCCCCCTATAGCCCAGATTCCGTTTGAAGCCATCACGAGAAGCCACTCTCCAAAAGGTTGAAGTTTCACTACCTTAGCCACTTCAGGAATCTTGATAGTTCCTCCATCCGTAGCAATTACTTGAGAATTGTCTTCATCGGTCGGATCATTCTTCTGATAACACTTCGGAATCTCTGTTTCACTTTCGAGTACTTGTGAGAAGAAGATCGTAGAATGCAACTTTCCTTGTTGTCCAGCGTACCATACTCGACCAGCAAAGAATCCGATAGTCGAGGGACGGGAAGGACCAAAGCTTTCAGGATCGAGAGTAATCGTCGTTGGAGTTGTCTCGAACCAACCACTGGTCTCCAGGTATGTGAAAGCTCTGTCTCGATGGAAAGCGTCGATGATAAAATGACCGCGAGGAGCACGTGATGTACCCTTCCCGGCTAATGTATCACCGTGAGTGAAACCAGCTTCAAACGCTCCGTCTCTCTTTCGAGTCCACCAGATATCATTATTCGAAGGATATTTTCCATTCTTCTCAAAGACCACGGGAAGAAGAAATTCACTATCAAACTTTACATCTGTTCCGGTTCCATCAACTTCAATAACTTTCTCCAGGAACCATCCTTGATTAAAGAGATTATAATGATGTTCGTCTGAAAGAGTAGTTGGACGTTCATCATCTTCGAGTCCATCATCAACTCCTTCAATATCACGAACTTTGATCGTGATTTTTGTCGAAGTTATTTCATTCGTTTCGGGATCGTACTTCACGTAGAAAGGATCAATATCTTCTCCAGCAACGAAAAGGAATCCATTCCCGGTAGCAGTCGTGACAGGATTTCCTGCACTCAAGAGTCCCGCTGATCCGATTGACTTGAAGTCATCCATGTCGATCGGGGTTGAAGTAGATGTCCGAGTATCTGTCATAGTCTGAACAGCAACAGGTTGGACAGTCGTGTTGAAGAAGTAGAGTTTATTACCTACTTGCCAAGAAGCGAACTCAAGATTGCCTTCGCCTCCCGGAGATACCCATCGGCCCGAAGCTAAGTAGGCTTCTTCTAATTCACTTGGAGTATTTGAAAGGACTGATACAACATGACCAGACTCCAAGTCGAACCCTTTCCGGCGACGACGTGTAGATTTATTAGTGATGTCGAAATTCAATTCATCCGTGCTTGCATTCTCAGGGAAAGCAAGATCACTGGCCTCAGTGACAAGACCCTTTGTAAAATCTCTACGAAGAATTTGACCACGTTGATTAGCCATCAGGATGAAACTCGTCTACCGTAAAAATAAACAGGACCCCCAGTAATAGCACCGCCTGTCGAGAAGAAATCGAAAGCATCTACCGCTGAGGTTGTATTTAGAAGACCATGCCCTGCAACATAAAAGGTTGAACCTCCATCCCGGTGCACAGCTCCGCTCCACCAAATCGGTTTTGTCTTGGAAGTATTACCCGGATTTAATATCTTGGCTTTGATATAAGCCGAGCACGTTCCTCCATCCAGTAATTCAGTCCACTCAAGAAGAGTAGAAGCAGCAGAATTTCTATTTTGGATAGTTCCACTATCGAAATATCTGCGAGATTCCCATTCATATTGACCACTCGTCGTCAGAAAACCCCCTCCCTCTACTCTAAATTGGCTCCACAGAGGGCGTCCAGAAGCACCTGTTGTGCGAACATCAGTAGCAATCATACAAATCTCAGAGAAATCTGCTGCATCATCTGTTACTGTATCGAACAGAGTAATAGTCCCGCCGTCTGTAATAGTGCTTTGTGTTTTCAGGAGTTCCCACTTGATGTCTGCGATAGCAGACGAAGCTGTCAACGTAACAGTTGGTCCTGATAAACTTAAGTCCCAAGTAGAATCAAAATTGATATCAGAAGGAGTTGATAAAATCACTGTTCCGTTGTCAGAGACACTCACTCCAATTAATGTTGCCCCAGCTAGAACTTGACCAAGATTCGCAATCTCATTATCTGAAACAGCATCAGGAAGGTTGATAACAGTATATGTATCGTCCATATCAATGCTGGTTTTCATCACGTTCGGTTGAGCGCCATCTCTCGACAGAGTATTTTCTAAAGCTTGTTGAATCAGAGTAAAATTATAGTTGATAATACGAGTAGCTTCAGCTTCATCTACCCCGGATATGTTCACTAAATCCGTCGTCGTAAGTTTAGCCATTAAGACGACCTCTTGCCATAAATTAACACAGTGCCTCCCGTTATCGCATCCGTATCTGCCCGGAGACGAATAGCGTCTATCTCATTCGTCGTCGTAATTGAACCGCCTCCACTGATGCGATAAGAAGTACTTCCTTGCTCTGTGGTGCCATCAAAGAAAACAGTTTTTCTTCGTGCACTTCCCGGAGAAGATAAACTGATTGTGTGATAACAACTATCTGACCCACTACCTAATTCTGCTGGAGAGAATCTCATCGAAGAATCGCCCGTACTATTTGCAGAAGTATTTGTTCCACTGTCGTTCCGATGGAACATATGCCAACGGTAGTTGGTTCCAGCCAAGAAAGAACCTCCGCTCTCTCTGACTTGAAAAGAAACAGTATCTGTCGAAACCCCATCTGTCGTTAGATTGAGGATGATAACTTCAATTTCAGCATAATCATCTGGTGTATCGCTACCAGAAAAGAAAGCCAGAGTTTGATCATCTCCTGTCAACGTATATGATTGAATAAGTCTCCCATCCGATTGATCAACCACAGTGATTGTAGCAGTACTATCACCATCATCAGCGACAGTAATACCACTTCCAAAATTTAGATCACTGGCAGATGCTACTACTTCAACCGTTTCCGAAGAGATTGAAGGCCCTGTATATAGGACTCCAAGAGAGATAGTCTGTCCTAGTGTAACAGGCTCGTCGGAAGCTACAGCGTCTCTGACATTGATGAAGGTATAAGTACCATCCATGTCGATGTTCGTTGCCATTGTGTTTGGAGTTGTACCATCTCGTGAGAGGGTATTCTCCATTGCTGTCTCGGTAGCAGCGAAGTTATCGTTAATTGTGCTGACAGCAGAAGCTTCATTTGTAGCTAGTTGTGTCAGATCATCTGTAGTTAGTTTAGCCATTTACTTATGCCCACTCCCAAACCATTAGTAGATGACAAGCAGCAGCACCAGAAGGACCACCGTTCGAATCTATCTGTAAGACACTGTCCGCCGTGAATGTCGTATTCACTGTCGGGGTAGAGCTGTCATAATCACCAGCAGCACTGCCGGATTGTGTAATCGTAACTGTCCCGTCTGTAATCGCTGAACCACCAACACCGTTTGTAAAGGTGAGAACTGCATCAGCCCCCGCAATTGCAGCATCAAGAGTAGTAGCAACTTTCACCAAGGTAGCCGCATAGGGAACAGGAATGTAGTGTGTTGCTGTAACACTCAAGTCAGAGATTGGGTGGGTTTGTACCCAACGGTTAACACCGGGGATTGAAGACGTATCAATATTATCTGCATCTATCTTTGCCCATGCACCACTACCCGCGCCATCAGCTACATAGACAGTATGGACCGAAGCAGCAGCTACGCCCTTCGGCTCGTGAATAGAAGCACCTGTAAGAGTATTATGTTCAGCCACAGTTACTTACCTTTTCCAGTTTTCTTGGTTTTCACTTTCGGATTTTTATATCCAGTCTTCTTAGGCATATCTTCTTCCTTGTTAGAGAAGAAGGGGAAGGATGTTCCCCTCCCCTCCTCTTTGTTTATTATGCATCATCCGCCCAGAGAGGGCACTTGTAAACAGTACCCGCAATCTCCACTCGAAAGTAAGCATCTTCAGCAGTAGTACCAATCGTGTCGTTGGTCAGAGCAGCGACAGTAGCACCACGAAGAATGGCAGTAGTATTAGCATCGTCAATCTTCACCGCTAGACATTCAAGTTCGAGGTTGTTGTAGTCAATACTATTACCTTTATTTGCTTCAGCCATTTTCTACTCCTTAGGTATCAGCGAAGGTCGGAGCAGTCGCAGCCACAACAAAGCCGGAAACAATCCAGTTTGTTCCATCGCAGAACAGATTCACACGAGTGCCAACATCCGGAACGAGAACGTTCAGGATAGCATTCGTGCTACCGTTCGGAGCAACAGGAACCACTTCGTCACCGGCAGAACCAGCATCCGTGTCGAGGTGGACGACACCACCCAACATGAAGTTGGCAGCTACCGCTGCGTCGATGTTCCAGTCCTGAGCGTCAGCAGCGACACCCTTGTAAACAAAGGTGTATTCCAAACCTCGTTCAGCCGTTGGGAGAGTGATCAGACAGTCAGCCGTGAGTCCAGGCATGACGTGAATCTTCCCACTATCCGCAGCCAACACTGTGTACGTAGCCGCATCAGCAACTGCAACAAACTGGTCAGTCGTAAATGATTTATTCAGTCCCATTTACACCTCCCTTAGGTATTGTAATACTGGATGGTCAGAATACCACGACCAGCGGTGAAAGCTTCACCCTGTGCTTTGGCAACAACAATACCAGCATTAGTGAGGTCAGTATCAATCAAGACACCATCACACTCAATTACATCACCAGCAGCGTCAATATCGGCTTCAAGAATGCCGTCATCGAGACCGTCGTAATCCAGTTCAGTGGTAAGGTCTTGGTCGATAAAACCAAGATCAAGAGACGCACCTTCCGCAGCCGAATCGAAAGCAGTATCAACATACAGCGTAGCCGAAATAATACGCGCGCCATTAGGGATCGGGCAACCAGCACCAATCACCGTAACACTCGTAGTGCTCAGATCACTGTAAAGAAAGTCGATAACAAGTTCATTATACTGGTTTCCACCAGTATTCATGAAACCTGCTTTCGGAGTGGCGTCAGCTTCAGACGTCCCAAACTTCACGCGGAGGCCATCCGCATTATCCCATGTACTCATCATACACCTCCTTACGACACTTGGTCAGTGTCAGTGAGAACAGTCACCAGATTTTCCGGACGGAACAGCTTGAAGCCGTAACGGCAGGTGGTGATATATTCTTCGCGTTGACGATCTTTGTTGAACTCGCTGTCAACCGTGGGAGCTTGACGAATGAGACCAACAGTGTTGAGTACATCAGGCGCAGCCGAGAAGAAGAAGTTAGCTTTACCTGCGGCAGTCGTCTTGCCGTCAATCGTTTCGTTAGCCGTCGGGAGATTTTGCGAGACCCACACATCGAAGCCGAACACATTCATCACGAACTTCATACCGGTGGAGATGCCATCGCGCACGATGCCTTCCCAACGAGGGTTGTTCGAAACATTAACCAAGCTGGTCAACGTAGTGAGAGTGTATTCAACAGAGGGGTCACAGATGAACACGAGGTTCGTCATCGGCACGTTTGCCTTTTGAAGGGCATACCGGGCACGAGCAAAGTCTTCCAGTTCAATAACCTCACTGGTTCCACCACCAACGAAGCGGTGGTTCGCGCCGTTAATTGCGTTGAGGTCTGAAGCTGTTTGACCAGAGTTAATAGCTTCAAAGATGTCAACTTCAATGGACTTCATAATCGCTCTCGATTGTTTGGGAACAAACGAGGAAACGAGTTCAGAAGCATAGAAGCTGTCTTGCAGCATCTTACGAGTCACGTAAGTAGCCGAAGACTTGTATTCATTAATGGTAAACGTGAAGTTACCAGTATCCATCGCGGTATACTGGACAGCTTCGTCTTCAACGTAATCGTTTACCTCAGCCTGACCGATACTAGGAATGTTCAAAGTATCACCATCAGGGAAGTCCGTGATCATTCGGACGTACTTCATACCAATGAGTTCGTCCTCCAGAACTTCCTTGATCTGCTTTGACCAAAGATTAGATCGGATCAGGTGTTCGTTGGTATCAGTTGTCCACATACTTACCTATCCTTTCTTTATTAGAGTGTAGACCATCAGGAAAACTTACCAGCCTTCATGTCTTCAAACATTTGCTTTTGAACACGAGGACTCCAGTAGAGAGCAGGATTTTCTTTTCTCAACTTCTCATAGTCTTCCCAACTACCAGGTTCTGGGGTTGAAGTTTGAAAATCTTCAGTACGTATTGAAGTTTGAACAGGAGAGCTAGGAGTAGCCTTCTTGAGTTTATCATGAGTGATGCCCATGAGTTCAAGGAAAGCCTTGGGAGAGCGTTGAGCAGTCTCTAACAGAAACTCCTTACCCACACCCAACTCTTTGCTCCTTCGATCAAGATGTTCACCAGCCTTGTCACCATAGACTCTCGTCATGGCTTCATTGACAAGTGTTCTGTTTGTGGTTTCCAGTTCTTTCTTCTGAGAATCAGTTAGCTGATCCTTTACGATCTTCGGAATTTCTTCCTTCAATAGCCGAACGATCTCATCCGTTCCTGACATACGTGCCTGGTCTTGCTCGTTGCCGGTGTTCGAAGATAAAGGTTTCTGTTCGGTGGAACGTTGTTGTAGTCTTTCGATAAGGTCGTCAACAGACTTACTCTTACCCACACGTTCCTTAAGCTCCTCGATTTCAGACTTAAGTTGTTCAACATATGAGTCACTTTCAGCCTTTCCTCTTGCCAAGTCTTCGAGAGATTTGAACTTCTTACCTTCGCCAACAAGTTGATCAAGGTAGTGAGTTGATGCCTTCTGTGGTTCAGCAGGCTTCCCTTCGTCTTTCGGAGCTTCACTTGGCTTGTTAAATATATCTTTGTTTTGTTCTTCGGACATGGTTATTCCCTGTTGTTTATCAGATCATAGAGATACTGGTTAATCTTATTGTAAGCAACTTCTTCACCATCTTGGAAAGCTCTGTAGTAAGGCCATCCGGGAATGTCAAAGTCCTTTGCTTTAGTACCTAGACTTGCTCTTTCATTCTCCACAACCTTGGCAATTATCTCCAATACGTGTGAAGCACTTCGAGCAGACTTCTTGAACTGAATCCATTCTTCTTCAGTCTTGAAGAGTTTACGGAAGTTGGAGCTGGGCTGTTTCGAGTCCACTGGTTAAATCCTCTTCTGCCAATCCTTGTTCTGCTGAATTAGCCAATCGTTGTGTTTCTTCTGCTTCCATCAATCTAACATTACGGCTAACAAGATCATATGCTTGGAGATCGAGAAGGTCTTCCATCATCTTGGCAATCTTGAAACCAGAGAAGTGAGCCTTGACTGCTTCGTCTTGTCCCACCCCAGAGTTCATAAAGTTAACCAAGTTCTGGACAGTTTCTGCTTTCTCAGCAAAGTGACGGGCACCAATTGCTCTGATTGCCCCTGTTGCCGTGAGGTCTTCACGGGTGATACTCTGGAAGACAGCCGCGTCTGTTTCTTCATCGAAGATGCGGATTTGGTCAACTGTATCCAGATTACGTCTACCAATCTCAAGGAAAGCATTCAAGATCGGTTCAACAAAAATCTCCTCGAAGTATTGAACCTTGTTCCGGAATACCCTGCTCGCAGCATTTTGTAAGACGTCAACTTCAAACGCAGTCTTCTCCCCCGGAGTTCTGATACCCATAGCTTCTCTAGGGGCACCAGCCATCTCCTCCATTGTTCTTTCGATCTCAGCAATCTGGAGGTCTGCATTCAGAGCAGCAGTATCCAGTTGCATTGTAGTAACATCACCATCCTCTGCAATGTAAATCTTTTCGAGAGGACCCCATCTGAAGTCAGAGACATCACCAATGATTTTCAACGGAGGAAAAGCAATCAGATCAAACACATCAGCCTTGAGGTTTTCAAGGTGATCCAGTCTGTACTGTAAACCTACCAGATTATCCAGAGGTCCCATTGCGTAGAGGTTGTCAGGTCTCAGTCTCCAACCTGCATGAAAGATAGCAGGGTTTCCACTATAGGTTTGGATTTCCTCATCTTGGAGAACATAGCTTCTATCTGCAATGGTTATGATTCTGTTCTTCTTGTACTCTCCAGTTTCAACATCGTAGATGTCACCATACACCTGAATGAGTTCAACCATTCCCGAAGAGAGATATTCGTGGAAGTTGGAGAAACCATCTATCTGGAGGGCTTCATTCTTCTCGAAGTCGTCTGAACCTTCAGACTGGAGAGTTCTCCTGAGTTCAACTATCTTTGTAAATACGTCAGCAAGATAACCACGTTCAGGTTGTTCTTCGATTATCTTCTTGATCTCACCCAAGGAAACAATGTTCCTGATCATCTTGGGAGAGTTGATGAAGTCTGGGGCCAGAGGATTAAACACAATATCGTATGGTGAGATACGGTTCAACACAGGACCAACATAGACTTCTCTCTCCTCCCCACCAGTGTCTGTTATTGTTTTCCTAACGAAATCAACCTGAGCGAAAGCATTCCCGTAATCAATGTAATCCAGAACAAGCCTGGACATCTTGGTAACAAATTCGGACAAACGGACCTTGTTAGAAACGTAAGCTTCAATTACCCTGCGCTTCTCCTTGTTCTCTTCTTCCTCATTGTTCCCAATGTATTGGAACCAGTTCCTCTTGGGAAACAGAGCAGACATGTAGTTGGCGTGTAGATTGTCCCTGATCTGTGTCAGCTTAGGTCTGTGAGTCTTGTTCTTCCAAGGGAGAGTTTCGTTGGTTGTTCCCACAGTTGAGGTTGCAAACAGATAGTTTCTCAGTTCAACCTTCTGGTCTAACCAATTACGTCTTGCAATATCCCACGAAATAAACTTGTCAACCAGTTCTCTGGCCAAGTTGTCTGGTTGGATTATTGCATCAATGTCAATTACTTTACCTGTCATTCGCTCCGCTCAATCAACCTATTCCACCAAACTTACTGTTATACATCATGTTCATTTCTTCTCTCTGGAAAGTACCTTCTGCTTCTCTAGCTGGAGCTTTAGCGATATCAATCGCCTGACTTAGAGCATCCTTAACATCATCGTGAGGGGGGTTGTCACTCACCAGTTCTTCCTCCAACACCTGAATACTCCCTCCCTGAAAATGATACACCTGTCTATTTTCATATCTAGGTCGAAGAACAGCGTCCATTCTCTCTTCCTTGGTCCCCATGTGTCTGGTGGGGCGATACTCATCAATAGCGAGAAAGATCCCATATTCCTTAATGTATTCTTTAAGAGAATTAACAATAGCCTTCTGTGCTACATTAACCTCTGCCCTTATCTTTCTGAACTGCCACTTGTTGTACAGAATTGATATGCGATCGAAGTAGTCCTTGATCTTGTCTGTCTTGAACCTGTCAATATCGAGGACAAAATAATTATGTTGAGAATCCATTCCGACGACAACAATAGACGTGTAGTCTGCTCTTGCAGCCGTTGAATAAGCGAAGTCCACTGCCGCAAAAACATTAAGTTTTCTCCTTCCCCTTATGTGCCAGCTACCGTTCCTTCTCTCCAGGAACTCTCTCTTGAAGTACTGGAAGTATTCCGGTTTAATCCCTCCCTCTCCGGGAGCATTAGGATCGTTATAGTACTGTGCACGAAACTGTCTCTTGTCCAGGTATTGTCCTCTCTTCTTCGAGAGAATCTGTTGGTCGAAACCAAACCACTTACCATCTGCCCTTCTCTGTCTCGACCATATGAAGTTACCGGTACCGTCCCCCCTATCTTCAACCTGACGCTGGAACACTTCGTAGATTGGTTCCCTCCCTGTAATTTCTCCAGCCTTGTTGTAGATTTCTTCTTCCATTTCCTCCAAGCGAGAGTAGAGGTCTCTAGCGTGATAGCGAGTTCCTACTGCCCACTCTCTGGCTTCCGCTCCTTCAATCGAAGCCAACAAAGAATATTGTTCTTCAACCTTCTTGCGGCCGTCAACAGAGTATGCGTTTTCCTGGACCACCACGTCATCAAGTACTGCGATGTCACAGTGTAGGCCAGTGAGAGAAGTAGTGAGACCACCAGTAAATATCGTTGGGTCCCGGACTCCTTCCTGCTTTCTCTTTGGGTGGTCGACTGCAATTTCATACTGTGTCCATTTCTCTCTCTTACCATCATCCGTGCTAACCATTTCAGGCCAGAACAGACGGTAAATATCCGAAGTAAAGATATCTTGAATAAACTTGAGTTGCTTTTCAGCCAACCTTGCAGTAGACGAGATATATAATACTCTCAAGGTAGGGTCTCTGGTAATATACCAAGCCACCCTGTAGGCTATCATTGCAGACTTCTGGTGATCTCTTGGAAGGAGAACTAATTGGTGGCTCTTGGCTTCAGAGCGCTCCCAGAACCTGAACAACTCCTTGTGAACGTTCCCAAGAACTCTGTGAGGTGAAACCAGGTTGATAAAGGTTTCGAGGTCATTCTCCGCTGCCTGTCTCAGTAGTTGGTGTTCCTCTCTCAACCTTTTCCATCCTCTTCATAGCGTCTGTTAACATTCTTCTTTGACGCAGAGTGAAATCATCATCATCTGCTTTCTTCTCAGATTTATTCTTCCACACCTCACAAGCCAGGAACCTTGCACTTTGTTGAGAGGTCTTACTGTTAGAATCAAAACTATCCTTGATAATCTCTCTCAGGGCATTGCTCTTGATCTTGACACTCAAATCTCTCCTCCACTTGGGGAGAAGGTCCTTGATCTGGTGCATCTCGCAAACACGCAACCAGTGTTCGTAGTCAAAGAAATATTCTTCAGCAAACAAGAACTCAGCAGGGTCTTCTGTTTCGAGATACAACTTCCTCAAAGACTGGCTCCTCCTACCATCTTCCATTTCAATGTCATCAACATTCAAGGTGTACAAGACATTGCTGAAGTCTTTACCACAAGTCTCGAAGAACAAGGAAGAAGTCATATACCTGTTGAAAGAATCCTTAAACTTAAGTTCTCTCTCAGTCTTGTCCCTTCTTGTTAACTGAGACAGATGTTCACGCATAAGCAACAATCAATCCAATAAAAGAAATCAACAAAGCAATACCTAAAAGAACTGAACCAACATTCGAGGTCTTCTTCATAAATTCAAATTCAAGTTGCTTCAAAGTCTGTTTCTCCCTAAACAGTTTAATCTTCCATTCTATATCGAATCTTCCATTCTATACTAACATTATACCATACTTTAAAGCAAATGTCAAGAACTATTTAACAAAAAGGTTAAATTAATTTTCTTCTTGACAAACGTATAAAAATATGTTATAATATTATGTAAGCCCAGGGTGATATATATAACTATATAGAGAATAGGTTAAATAACCCTAAAATGTACAAACTGTATATAGCCCGGGATATCCCCTCCACTAAAAATGGAGATATTCCCCGGCTGGTAGGCGGGTTAGTTTCCTGGAACAGATTCTTTCATAGTTCCTATCGTTTAGAAAAATTACTAGAAAAATTCGAGGGTGAATGCACTACAACGACAACCCCCGCACCCCCTGCTACCACTTTCGGATTATATATTCCTACCATCAATGATCCCTTGCATACTACTTAAGGATTAATCCTGAGCTGAGATTATTTACTTGACAAACCCTAGGTTTTATGAGCAAGAACAAAACGTGAACGTGATGTATTATACCATCTTTGTCTATAAGTAAAGTTACAATCCCTTAATGTTTACACCGTTAACAATAGATTGCCTTTCTACCACTAAAGTATTACCTCTAAAGAGATGTTGCACTACCACTTTTGTTTATGCT